AGAATTATATCCTTGATTATAAATATCTGCATCAAATGTTATACGGCCAGAACCATCAAAATATATTGAACCAGCGCTTTTATTTCCATCAGGACTAACCGCAGTCAATCTGTAAAAAGAGCCTGTCACACTCTTCAGTTCTCCTGCGAATATACCCTTATACGCATATATATAACCATCTTTCGTTACCCTGAATGGCGCATCCTTTGCCAATGCTGCACCAAGCCAAAGCGGACACTTATCACTACCTACTACAGCATCGGCTTTATCGAAGTTACCAAAATGGCCTATGATACTTGCACCTTCCGAACTCCTTGCATAAACATGGTTCACATTGATAGTCTCTGCATTAATAAGGTTAGCATTGAGCTTGCCATCTTCGGCAAAGAGAGCAACTTCATCTTTATTGTATATAGTTACCTTATCGCCCTTAATAGCAACTTGATTTCCGCTAATAACGATACCTGCCGCTTCAAAATCCTTAACCAACTGAGAAAAGTCTGCAAGCTGACCGATACTCATCTGCTTGTTGGTAATGAGCGTTACTTTCTCCCTGAATACCTCTTCATTGTCAGTACGTGCCTTGCGGTTGACACGCTGCGAGGCAAAAAGATGTACTACCTTTTTCATAGGCTATTATCCTCCTTTTAATGAGTACTGATATAATTGTCTATAACATCCGTAGCTACAGCCTTCGCCTTCGTGCGCCATGATTGCATAGCTTCATACTCTGCTTCATGCTCCTTATCATCGGCATCAAGCTTCTTGCCATCCGCAATTTTGGCAAGATTAGCGAAATGGTTATTGATGATAGCTTGCATCTTGTCTGTAGGATAAGCGGATGAGACGATTGCATCAACAACCTTACCTCGCTCCAAAGGCTGCTCAATACGGACAACGTGTGCGGCATAAGCCATTCGGGTAGTTTTTTTGCCTTCACTGCTATCCATACTGTTTTCCAACTCAATCTGCTCAACATCGAAATTGATGCGAATATAATTACCCTCATACTCAATCAGACTAGGTGAGTAATCAAATGTAGACTTTCTAATTTCCATGATAATATCCTTTCTTTTTAAATATTATACTTTTATGCTTTTGTTCCTACAATTCTGAAATCAGGGTTTCCACTCTGATTCATTCTACGCAACTTTCCCAGGAACGGGAATTTATCATTGTCTGAGCACCATTTCAACTGCTCTACGAGTTTCTTGTTGTTAGTGAAGAACTTAAACTTCTGTCCGTTCTCCTCAACGCTGACAACATTGCTCTTCCCCGATTTATGAACCTTGCTGTTTACGTCAAATTCAACATCAAGGAAAACGATAGGTCTCTCGGAAAAGTAGCTTGCGCTCATCCTCTGACCTTCAAACATTCTCTTGCCGTTGGCATCTCTGTCCTCAATCTGCGGCATCTTAAAATCATCAAAACTATTCATTTTTGTTATCATTTTCCAAAGATTAAAACCATCGCAGTGCATCAACCAACCCTTGTAGCTCATAGCTACTTGGTATCTCCTCATAGGATTTTTAAGGTTGTGCATCTTCTTTTTGAATTTCTCTTTCATGCGCTTTCTTAACATTGTATGGTTGAAGTAGAAACGGTATCCTACGAAATCAAGGAAATGCGTATCATCAATTATCTGCATTCCGATATTATCGTGCAACTGCTGGTGCATCACTTTATTAGCATATTCCAATATGAAGTTGATGGCTTTCCATACTTCCTTCTTGTTTTTACCCAATATAATGACATCATCACAATATATTTCTACCTTAACATCAAATTTCCTACATACTAATCTACATAAGATACTCATGTAGAAATTGGTAAGGGTCTGAATAGGATATAGACCAATACCTAGACCTTTCGGTAAGGCAAAGATAACTTCATGCAAAAGCCTTCTAACGCCTTTATCAGTAAAGAAATCACACAGAGATTTGTATATCTCCTGCTGGTCTACATTCTCATAGAATTTAACGAAGTCAAGTTTGCAATAGTACAATCTTCCACATGACTTATTCTCGTCTATCCATCGTTCTGTTCTGCGCTTCGCATAAATCATTCCTCTGCCTTTTACACTTGCCCCACTCTCTATATAGAGAGCTCTTATAAGGTGCGGCATCAGAACTTGCATCAAGGCATGCTGCTCAACGTGGTCTGGGAAGTACGGAAGCTTATGGAGCTTTCTTACCTTACCGCAAGGGCATCGTCTCATACAATCGTGCCCTTCGCTAGTCTTGTAAGTTCCATCTATAAGACTTCTCTGTAATCTCAAAAGATTACCATTATAGTCTTTATCGAATATCACAACTCCCTTCTTGCCTTCCTTACCCTTGCGTGATTTCCTTACCGCAATATTGAGGTTAGTCATATCACTGACAAGCTCTACTCTGACCTTTCTATGCTTCTTGCGAAGTTTAGCCTTTCGCTTATACGCCAGCTCTTGTGTGTCCGTCATTTCTATATCAACCAATATTTCAAAAATCGCTTTCCTTATCAATAGGCTTTCTACACTATCGGCTCACTGGCTTTCGGCACATACGTACAACTGTATCACTTACTTGCGAGAGGGGACTCTGTTGCAAGTAGGACATACCCAACTACTCATACCCAACGCCTTTAATCTTTGCTCTGTCGGGATAAATATCCTTCCATTGAGACAGGTTCAATCATGTGCTCTCTCGTCCAAACTATCTCGTAGCTTTACGACTTGCGAGGAACAGTGAAAATTATATCGTCATTCTAATAATAGAAATCTTGTGTAGTAATTCAAGCGAGCGCCGATGTTCGTCCTCGAGTTCGAGAAACCGTTGTTCGAGTTCGCAGACGAAAGACCGCATTGCGACCTGTTGTCAGCGTTACCCCCAACGTTCAGCAGCTCCATGATGTATCACCTTTTCTTCACCCACTCCATGGTTGTAGAAAATCTTATCGCACGGATTTGGGTTGTTTATATTTTTGTGCTTCTGCGAATCCTATTAAAAGGAGATTTAAACTTTTCAGTTTCAATCTTGCATTTTACATTATTTTTATTTATTCACTATTTTTTTCGCCCAGCTCACTGGCAGATGTACACCCAACGCTATGCGTTGGATTACATCGCCATGAGCTCAGAACCGCTCACGATTGTCGGGTTTCCGTAGAAAGCCAAGCGAGCGCCGAAGTACGCCCCCGAGTACGAGAAACCGTCGTCCGAGGTCGCAGACGAAAGACCGCAGAGCGACCCGCGGTCAGCGTAACCCCCAACGCTCAGCAGCTCGCCACTTGTCGCAGCCCAGAAGCCATCGCAGTAGTATGTGCTATCGCCACCTCCAACAGCCTGCGGAAATGCGTCCCAATACGTACCAAGCGTCTTTCGCGTAACAAACTCTCCATTAGCTGATGACGGAATGGTAAATTTTCGCCCATTTGCCGTATTACTTACCTGATTGCCGCTATAGACAACAGCGTATCGAGTATCGCCATCCATGTAGAAACGGATGCCTGGACGGAACTCCCAGTGCTTACCCCATAAATCCTCAAATCCAGATAATTTGACAGGGTATTGATTACCGAGAGTAGTATCATTATAGAGTACCTTACCGCTGCCATCACCGAGTGAGATACACTTGCCCATAGGTACATCACGACATGCTTCCCAAGAACCACTTTGGAATCCAGCTCCAATTACAGATTGTGTATTAAGGTCACCGAAACTTACTTGTTCCAATGCTTCTATGAGGCATTGAAATCCATAGTTTGCAAGACCAAAGTTCGAACCAAGCTTCTGTGCGCAAGCCCAAAATGCACTCATCGTCCTTGAATGTGAAGGGGCAACGTTAGGTCTTGAATGACCAACACCGCTTCCATCTACGTACATCTTGTATGCACCTACCCAGTTTGGCGAATCGAAAGTCTTACCGCCCGAAATAGGGAACAATCCTCCGAATTGCAATGTCTTGTTATCAGCCTTGAAGTGACAATCGGGAACATGAACCATCGTTTCATACTTTGACGCATCATCTACCTTTGTTCCGTCAGCGAAGAACTCCCAATTACTAGGGTCTAGCTTAGCAGCATACACCTTACCATTCACAACCTTCATCATATATCCACCCATTGCTCTCTGATACATATCAGCCATGAAAGGCGTTGGCAGAGCGAATTTAGGGTTAGAAGACTGCTCCAATGTAATTGATGGGTAGAAAATATTGTTACCCATCATTTTCTGAAGGTCTCCGAGACTTAATCTGCGAAGAGCTCCATCTACTACAATCAAGAAGGTTTGGTCGGTATTCATTGCCGTAACAAGCTTCTTTTCTGTTAATTTAACACCCATATCTTATATTTTTTAATTATACATATTAATCAATTAAAGCATTGCCATCCTCATCAAGCAGGTAATTGCTATCTTCATCAATGAGATAGTCGTTGGCAGGGCGCTGTCTGTATTCTATCTGTTCTTCAAGATAATCGCTCTCAACATCGCCAAGACCACTCTCTTCGATAGAGAAGGTACAGCTATTTCCCTCTTGCCAAGACTTCTTTGTTATGATACTTCCGTTTGAAGCTTCGGTATGCCATTGCAATTCTACGATGCGGTTAGGGTATTCAACGACCCTTCCGTTGTACTCCAAAATAGCCTTGTTGCTTCTGTATATCTTACCCCATTCAATATCATTGCATACCATGAACTTAGGCTGTCCGAAAGAAGGATAGAACCTAGAAGCGGAAAATTGGAACTGAGCAACAGCCTTACCGTCTATTACCGCCTTGATGGTATAATTATTTTTCTCTACAAGTCTGAGGTCAAGCACAATTTCTGATGTGGAGATAGATATAATCTCGTTAGGGCTTGCATCAGACGAAGCAGACATCTTGGTCGTTCCACGATACAGCTCAATAGAGAATCCGCTTGTAATTCTATCCTTAGACTTATATACATCAATCGGAATGTGACATTCATACTGATTGCCGTCAAAGCAAGCGTTTCTTGCTTCCGTAGATGCAGATATGATGTTATTAGCAACCTTATACTCGTAGAGTGCCAGTTTGTCAAGGAATGGGTTATAGGATATATCGGTATCTTCCCGAATACCCATACCATAGGTATCTGCACCCTTATCTGCCGTATACAGAGTAATAGGGTCAGCGGTGATATGCAATATAGAATTCGTTCTATAATCATACAGGTCAGCTTCGAATTGCAACTGCTGCTTATCATTACTTGAAAGATTCCTCTTGATAGTAAGCGAACCACGATTAGATGTATTGCTTGTATCAATGCTATACTTACCGCTCCAAGAATTAATTTTAGATATGTCCTTCCATTCCGTGCCCGTAGAAACCTTCCATACCATATTGGCAAGAGACATATTCGACTGCTTGCTATCCCATGAATCATCCTTTGCCGTAGCATTGATACTCGGGTAGGCAATACACTCAAAGCCGCTCTGTGTTCTGTCTGGGAAGAATTTATCGCCAGCCATAGTCTGCATGAATGGAGACTTAGGCGATGCGCACACTACTGATACAGAAACGTCCAAAGGGGCGAATTTTCTATTCGCCTTATTACTAACTATTGGCATAAGCGTTCCTCCTAATCATCAAGTGTTAAATAAGCATCTGCTGACACCGATACACCGATGATATTTTTGTTTTCGTCAATCGTATCAGCATCCCTCACAACGAATCCATCACTGACGTTCTTTGCCCAAGTCATTGTCTCCGAGCGTTTATTCTCGATGTTACCATTGCTATCAGTATAGATAACGAAGGTGACATTGCCAGTTATACTCTTCGGAACTAGTCCTGTCTCGCAGTTGGTAACGATACATCTGAACGTCTGATTACTATCTTCATCAACCTGTCCTACCGAATTAAGGGCAATCTGATAAATATCAGAAATATCATCAATGCTGATACCTGTTCTATACACGGCAGCACCATCAACAACGAACTCAAGGACGAAGAGCTGATGACTATCTACATAGAGTTTGTCCGAATCTCCCGTCTTATCTCTGTGTATAGTGATACCGCTTTCCGGATTTGTGTAAGTTCCTGCAAGGTCTGTTCCGCTGCCACGATACAGATTAATAGAATAGGTAGAAACCTCTCCACCTGCGGAGTTGAATAACCAAGGTCTGAGGGTAGCTTCTGTCTGTCCCTTGCTTAACACAGTAGTATCAGCAGAAACACCTCCGAAATAAGATGAGCCGCCCAACATAGATACCAATATATCAATGCTTTTCTGCATTGGATATATGCTAGCTCCCAATACGGCATCACCCGAATAGGTAAGAGTATCGGAATCTTGATTGACCTTAGATGCGAGGTCTCCGATAATAGAGAGAGAACCATTAGCATGATTTAGTTTGAATCTATTATCAACAGTCGAGGTCTCCCATCCAGTACCGCTAGAGCTGAATCCTAAATTTTTTCCGTTGTAAGCCCATGCGTGATTTGTCAGTGTTACGTTGTTTTTACGTGCAGAGCCAACAGATGGAGTAATGATAGGATGCGTTCCGCTCTCGCTCCATTTTGGCGATACGGTAAACGTATCAGGGTTCAATCCCTGAAAGAGCGGTACGCCATTTGTTTGCAGACTGAGGGATAATGTGTCACCCTTCAATGTTCGTCTGACTGCTGCGGTTGCCGAAAGATGAATTTCTTTTCCCATATTTTTAATCTCCTATTTTTTAAACTTTAATATATTCTTGATGAATTTTTCCTGTCGTGGTAGTTGCCGTGAATACAAATTTCGCAGTATCACCATTGCCCAAATCGTCTTCTGTTCCATCATTAGACCAGACAATATCTATTGAGCCATTGAAGTTCTTAACCTTATCCTTAGTTGCCCAAGCAGCATCATCTACGGAATCATTGGTTTTGCGTGTCACCTTCCACGATGCTACTCCGTTCGTCACATCTTTATCGCCTAACATTAGCTTGCAAGTAACGTTGTGTGTCTCGCCTATAGCAATTCCGCTATTGACTATATCCGTATAGAGGTATAGCTTTGGTGTATACACGTTGGTGGTAGCCTTCCAATATGGAGAATCCTCAGATGGTTCATCGGTCGTTGTCTGTCCTTCTGGAGAGATACAGAGCCATCTTGTGCCAAGCCATGTAACCTCATCATAGTAGCTGTATTCCGTACCTTCCTTCCAATCACCACGATAGACGGGAATCCAAATCTTCTCTCCGTCAACTGTGGTTATGTGGTAGTACTTTGACACGATGTTGATGCCGTTGAATCCTACATCGAAGATGGATTTACCTTTGAGGGAGTAGGAGTTGATACCTCGGTACATGGTGAACGTAGGTGCGGAATCTCCTTCGGTCTCCATCATCAGAAGGTGCTGTCGGCTTCTGTCGCTTCTGTTACCCATGAGGACGATGGTATCTCCTACAGCAGGGTTATCCGAGCCTTCCATGCAGTTCTCCTTCGCTATCTGAATCCAAGCGAACTTCTTTCCGTCATAGAGCTCGTGACCTTCGGCATCGGTGATTACCTCATTCTCGGTTGATACCTTTGTGACAATTCTCCAGTAGTCCTTGTTTCTGACGTTATCATAGACACCAGGTGCTATGTTGAACGTCTTACATCTAACTTGGTCTTCCACCTTGAATGAGTTGATAGTTGCTGTCGTTCCATCATCAGCTAAGAGATAGCATTTCCAGTCAATCAGCTCATTCGTTGTCTCGCTATATACTTCCTTGATATAGCTTATCTTGCCAGCAGCAGGTGAGAGGACGATATTACCACCAACGTAGCTGAGTTCTCGGATGAGCAATGTATTGAAAATCGCCTTACCCCATACTATCAAGTCCGTGAGAAGCATCTGATACTTTCCATCACTTCTCTGCTTGATTGCAAATCCACTCTGCTCTGCCTCGTTAAAATCGAGTGATTTCAAGAGATTCACCAACACACTAGAGAGGATAGCGTTACCACTTCCGTCTATGCTAAACTCATTTGAGTGACCGAGGAAGAAGCCTTGCACGAACTTCTGTACCTTTTCCCAAGTGATTGTGCCCTTTGCGGTGTTATCCTGCAGCCTAGATACAAACTCCATCCTAGAACGTCTAGCAGAATAAACGTTACTATCGGATGCGGGAGTGGTATCGTTCATGCCGATTACATAGACACCTCCACCATTACCGCTTCCTGTGCCGCCTATCTGCATTCCATTCACCTTGATGGAATCAACCTTGTCTTCCAACTTACCCAACCGGCTAGTAGCTGCCTTCTCGCCAACCGTGTACTGAGGGTGGTCGTAAGGGATATCCAAAGGTATCTCCATTCCGATGATACGAGAGTTTCGGTAGTGCTTGCCATCCGCATCCACCTGCGCAAACATATCATTAATCAGCTTTACCTGTTCACCGAGAGGATGGTAATCGTATATTCCATCATTGTAGAACTTGTCGCCATCCATCGTGCAGGTGAAGTTTGAATTGCTGATCATGGTCTTCTGATAGTACTGCTTCGCTCTATCGAACAGAGATAATTGAGCAGTAGGGATGAGGTCCGTATCTGTAATCTTGGTTGCGTCCCAATTGAAGAGAAAGAACTTGTCACCTACCTTCGGGCACATAACGCCATCGGGAAGTGTTCTTCCGTAGGTGTCATTAGCAACAATCTCGAAGTAGTTAACCTTGTCGATAACTTTGAAACTAACATCGAACTCCATGCCCATGAGAGCACCGCTAGTGAACTTGATGCCTAGAGTGAGGTTGCTCTTTATCCAACTAGATTCAAAGCTTGTTGCAAAAGAATCTGTAGCCGTAACCTGCCAGAAGGTCTGTGTTGTCTTCGTACCATCTTCATTATCAACGGTGCTATCGTAGGTCTTGATACTGCTAACTACGCTTTCCACCTTGGGATATTCTTCCTCAAACATCACGACACCTTCAATAGCCTGCTTGTCGTTCTTCACGACATTCACGTTCTCCAGGTAGCCATCCTTGGCGTAGAAACCATCACTATCTACTTCCTTGTTTGGAAGCATGAGGTAATCGGTAGCTACACCATCGGTGGTGACGTCCGCATCGGCACCAGTGAAATATCCCTTCGGAATATTTCTGTCTGAGCCGAATGCGTACAGTCTCGTAATATAAGTTGACTTAGATTCCGAATAGGACATAGACAGAACATTAACATCCTGTTCGAATGTTGTCTGTCCTTCCATTTCGCAATATCCAAGGTATATAATAGAGCCATCTATCCACCACTCGCAGTTGAGTGCGTCTTCAGAACAGATAGCGTTGAGAGCATCAAGAATACTGATGGAGCCGTACTCGATCAAGAACCTCTTCTGAACATCGAAAGCCTTGTTGTTGTATGTAGTGTAGTCAACGGAGAACTCCTTGCCATTGTACGTAAGCCCTAGAGCCTTTAGGTTGCCGAGGATAACGTTCATGTGCACGCCTACAGTAGTGGTGAGTTTGAACGAGGTTTCGTTTGCTCCGTGCTGAGGGCGATACTTGCAAAGCTTATTCTTCCAAGACATATAGTAGGCATCCATCTGCATTTCGTAGTCGTAGCCATCACTATCATTGTTCTTAGGGAAGTATGCCGATGTCAGTTCAAAGTAACCAAAGTCGGGTATCTCCACGGAATCACCAATCTCGAAATAGACTGGCGTTTCCGTAGTGAACTTCAAGATGATGTAGTTGTGGTCCATGAGCTGATATGACAGCTTAGAACCCTCACCGAAGTCCTCTAGCGTGAAGAATACCTTGTTATTTCTCTTAATCTGAATCATGAGCTTGCGTATTTACTTGTTTCACCTCTGTCACTAGGGTCTGGCTCGTTGAGCTTTAGGCTGAACTTAGCCATTTCCCGAATGAACTGACTGAATTGAGTGCAGGAGAGATAGATGCACCGATACCACACATTAGGCTGAAATCGGGTGCGTATAACCAACTCTCCCTTGGCAAGAACCTCCTCGCAGAACCTAGCATAGTTCGTCATGAACGTATCTGTGTCATTGGCGGTCATATTGAACGGCAGCGTTATCTCCCTCTCATCCAATCTAGGATTGTGCTTGATAACCGACTTTCCGTCCTTTGAGCGATACTTGTTGCTGATGAACTCCTTGTTTGGTGCAGGGGTCATGAGCGCACTGAGGGCAGTTTCGTCTAGGAAGATGCCCCACGTAAGGTAGGCATCATTACCATTTATGTAAAGTTGTCCTTTAAGCATAACTATTTAATCATTAAATAACCTCATAGGCTTCGCTGAGAGCCGCTTTTGCTATTGTTGAGTGTAGTTGTAAGGGCTGACAAGCGAAAAGCCTATAGAGGTCAAATATCCTTTAATCTTCTGTTCATGTCATCCAGCTTTGTTCCGAAGTCATTATAAGTGAGCTTTGAATACTTCACTATGTCTTCGAGGTAGCTGTTTGTCATAATCATCATATTTCTAATCTCCAATACCGCGCCATTGGTTGAGATTCCGAGTGTAACGATGCTCTCCATTTGTGAAATGGTGGTAGTCATGTTCTGAGCGATAGACTCTCCTGCAATCTGCAGGGCGGTGAAGCGACCATTCAGCTCGTCTGCGGTATCTTGTCCCATAGATGCCCATCCTCCGCTTGTTGCGGTCTGTGATGAGGATGAGGAACCAGTGTAGCCTGTCACCTTCGCCCACTCGTCACGTCTCTTCAATCCTTCCTGGACTATATCATCGTAACGCTTGTTGAATGCTTCTATGTCTGTTTCGGTAAGCTTGCCATCGTTGTCCTTGATAGCCTTCGCCCAATCATCATAGAGCTTCTTCAAGTCTCCGTTGATAAGGTCTTCCATAGAGTAGGAGAGAAGAGCCTTCTGCATCATTTCAGCGAAATCGTCTGAAAAGTCCTGCGCTGACTTGCTCATATCCATAAGGTCTGACACGAAGCTATCCTTCATGCTGTCAAAGGAAATCTGCGTAAGGCTTTCATTCAGCTTGTCTGATAACTCATCCAGCTTGCCCGCTTGGTCTATGTAGTCATTCAGCTTCTCTGTCAGACGCCCACCATAATTACCCTTTCCAGTTTTCTCGATATGCTCCCAGATGGCAACGTTGCCACGGAGGAGCTTCATTTCCTCTGGACTAAGGGAGAATAGGTCGCCATTGAAGTCTGATTTGACGTTCTTCTTGATCCAATCCATCTCATCACTACCGAAGCCACCCCAATAGCGATTCCATGAGCCGTGCGAACCATGATAGCTTGCCTGCGCTTTTGCGATGTCTAGGTAGTTCTGATTAGTCTCCTGCTGATTCTTATAGGCTTGCTCGTAGTATGAGGTTGCCTTGGAACCATAGGAGTTTTCCATTGCGTCAGTCAAATCCTCGATGGATTGCTGCAAGAGGGTATTTCTATCCGTCAGCCTTTCGATGGTATCATTGACTTTCTTTGCATTTCCGTCTCCACCGAACAGACTATTAAAGCCACCGAATGAAAGCGTGTTGAGGATATGAGAAACGTTGTTCCCGATACTCTTCAATGGTTTCATAACGATGTCACCCGATAAAGCATCATCGAGGATGCCCGTTACTGCGCCAAAGACCGTGTCCATGAGGTTGCTGATTAGTGTTCCGAAGCCATCTTTCAGAATATCGAGGATACCGAGTATTGCTGAGATTATTTCACCTGCCATACCGCTATCCCCTAAAGCTTTCGTCAGAGATTTGGCTGCGTCACTATCTTTACCGAGCAACCCTTGGATGCCCTTTGCTAGAGTGTTGGCAACGTCCTTCTGCATAGAGCCACCGAAAAGCTTGTCAAGCCCTAGGATAGAGTTTCCTATGCCTTTGAGCGACCCAGATGTGAGACCCTGCAAACCATTTTCAAGCTGCTGGAACTGAGAAACAGCCTTCTGTGCAGATGTCTGCAAGTCTGATGATGCCTTCTGAACTGATGAACCGAACTCCAAAACGTTGTTAGATGCGGTTGCAAGTACGCCCTGTGCTCTAGAGAGGTTGGCTTCAGCCTTGCTGATACTTGTCTTGTCACCGCTCTTCTTAGCCTTGGCGAGGTCTTCCTGCGCCTTGGTAACGGCTTTCGTGGCTTCAATCTCTCGATTCTGTGCATCAATATAGCCCTGCATGGCTGACTGATAGGAGTTGATGTCGTCAGAGACTTTCTTAAAGATGTCACTATTCCAGATGGTGGCAGAGCCTTGTAGCTTGGAGATAAGTTCCTGTATGGTCTTCTGCTCATTGACATCTGTTGTGCTCTTGGAGAGCTCTTGCAACTTCTCAATGTTAGGCTCTAGTTGGTCCTTGAACATAGCACCGAAGTCTCCGAAGACGCTTCCCCAATCGATGTTCTGTCTGATGGCATTTATCTCGATGGTTTGGAGGTCCTTCTTTCTCTGCTGCTGAAGAGAGAGCTTTTCGCCCTGCGTCTGAGCCTTGGCAATCTTCTCTTCATACTCCTCGGCAATGGCTTGTTTCTGCTGATAGAATGAACCATACTCCTTCAAGTAGTCACGCATAGAGGTGAGGGCTTCCCTGTTGACCTCATCAAGTTTCTTGTTATACTCTTGGGTAGCGAGGTCTCTTGCCTTATTGAGGGCATCGGACTGAGCAGAGGTAAGGGATGCCTTCTTGCCAGCTTCCTTGTTCTTCTTCTTGAACTCGGCTTCCTGCTTGTCAATCTCGGCTTTGCGCTTGGCATAGTCGTTCTTGATTTGAGCAAGCTTCTTCTCCGTGCCTTCCTGCATCTGAGATATATCAGTATCGATATTTTCCTGCTGCAGCTGCTTCAAGTCCTCATTCAGTTCCTCCTGGGCCTTCTTGCGGTCTTCTGCCTGCTTCTTGGCATCGGCGGCTGCTTTCTTGGCTTTGGAAGCGTTCTTCTTGGCATTGGCTTCTGCCTCTTCCTTCTCACGCCGCTTCTTCTTAGCATCGTCTTCTGCCTTGGTCTGCTTGTTGTTCGCCGCATTGGTGTAATCCCATCCTCGCTGGGCAATATCGTTTGTTGACATCCATTTACCATTGACTAGCGCACCAGACTTCTTGTTGTTTGCAAGGTCGCGTGCCAAAGCAGAGAAGTATTTACCTAAGCGTCCCAGTTCCGGAATATTCATATTCTGCATCCACGATGGTATCTTAGCATCGAAGTTGACGTGGAAGTTGATGTTGTTCTCAGAATAGTTCTGCATGAACTCCTTGACACGGTTGTAGAGAACGTGTACATCCTCGCCGGCACCCTGGAGCTGCTTCTGCAAAGCATTTATCCTGTTCTTGGTAGATGTGGCCTTGTTTCCGAAATCCTCGGTAGCATCTGCAGCCTTGTTGATTATTGATACCTGGCTATTATATTCGTCTCTTGCACGTTCCATAGTATCAACGTACTTCGTCATTTCCAAACGGGCTTCATCTGACTGCTTACCAAAGCCAACCGCAGCCTTAGCTGCTTCATCCGCTAACTTCTTTCTTAGGGCTAAATAACCTTGTAAGGAAGCATTGTACTCTGCGGTATCTTTATTGAGCGTACGCATATCGTTACGATATTGAGCTAACTTTTTAAGCTCCTCTTCTGATACTAAGTCCTGTATCTTCAAACTAATGCCACGACCTTCATTCCCGTATGCGTCTTTGAGATTTTTCAATAAGTCTTCCTGCGCCTCCGTGATTTTTTTGTTGTAGTCATCATTCACTTGACTTATTGCATTAGCTCTATTACGCTCTGCAGATTCCAACTTAATTTGCTCAATGAGCTCATTAGATTTATCTATCTCTTGTTGCTTAACGTCAACAAGATTGCTCTCGTCCTCTTTGATCTTGTCAATAGTTATACCATATTCGGCATAAATTGTCGAAAGTTCATTTACTGCATCCTTATAGGCTTTTGACTTTTTAGCCTGCTCGTTCGTCTTGTCTCCTAAAGCTTTGATAACGTCCAAAAGGGACTCTACGCGAGAAGATGCTTTGGTGGCATCATCGCCAAACTTGTTTGTCGTTGTGCTAGCATCTTCCGCAGAGCCTCCAAATACGCTAAACAAAGTTATCCCTGCAGCAACCGTTCCAAGCAAAAGGCCAAGCGGGTTGGCACTTGTTGCCATATTGAAAAGAAGCATAGCATCCTTTGCTGAAGAAATACTCCTAGCGAGAGACAAGAAAGCTTGTGCGCTTCCTATGGCTATCCTTGCCTTCTCTAATGCTATCATTGTTATCACCGCAGCCTTGTATGCTCCATACGCTGCAACGACAGTCATAAGCACCTTGCCTACCGTCTCCCAATTCTCAACGAGGGTGGAAACGACTCCCAATCCGGTATTGATAACACCCTCCTGGGATTTGCCAAGGTCATTGAACATCTGCTCGATGGCATCCTCAATGTTGCTTATCTGACCTGTAATAGTCTTGGACTGAGCCTCCATCAAGCCACCGAACTTGCTACCCTCGGCGGTCATACTCTGCATTGCCTGGATGAAGATGTCGCTGGTTACCTTGCCTGCCTTGATTTGCTTCTGAACCTCCTTGATGGCATTGGTAACGTCAAGACCCATAACCTTGGCTATCTCGTCTGCGATAGGAATACCTCGGTTGAGGAACTGGTACAAGTCCATCGTGTCCATCTTGCCCTTGGCGATGGTGGTGCCGTAAAGCATCACGAGGTCTTTAAGGTTTAGACCCATACCTGCTGCAACGTCTCCCAATCCTATAAGCGTCTTGTTGACATCCTCGGCTGCTACGTTGAACGCAAGGAGCTGCTTGGCTCCCTCTGTAACGTCTTCGACCCCGAAAGGTGTGACGGCTGCCGTGCGGATCAACTGCTTCATGAGAGCATCAGCTTTCTCCTCAGACTGCAACATCGTCTTGAATGCCATTTCTGTCTGCTGGAACTGACCGCGGACCTGCATCATCTGATTGACGAACTTACCAATGCTCCAACCGCCAATGGCAATGTTCATACTGTTCTGTATATTCGAGATTACATCGTCAATAGAATTTCCGTCCTTCTCAACCATCTTAGCAGTCTGATGAACTGCGTTCTGAATGTCTCGAAAACCGGAAACGACCTTGGCTGTCTCGACTATTGTATCGAATTTAATGCTTGGCATAATGTTCTATTTTTCCTTGAATTTATACTCTGTTATAAAGAATCGCCGGGGAAACACCAAATATGAGTGTTCGATATGGGAACTTTACGTGCGTGCGCAGGAAGACTTCGGTTAAATCTCGGTCTCGGACTCTATCACCGCCTTCATTACCGCCTCCTTGTTGTTGCCATCGATGACCTCTTCCCCTGCTGCCGGTATATGGGCTTTCTTCCTCTCCTCGTCAGACAGATAGATTGAAGTAATCTTGTCTTTAAGCATGAGAGTCAGGTTGTTATACGATATTCCCCATACCACGTAATCGAAAGTCCATCCGTATCTTTCGCAAGCAGCATCTATGAGAGTTCCCCATATTGTCTTGCCTCCGAAGATAAAGCTATTCTCCGACTTCTTCGCTGCGTTGACTTTTGCCATACGCTTCGCTTCTTCTTCCATTCCTGTCTCTTTGGCTATTGTCTGGTATGAGTTAGCCTTAAGGATGATGATGAGTAGTGTAGCTATATCCTCGTTGGAGCATTCTTTAAAGATTAGCTCCGTCTGCTTGCTTACGCATTTGGAGTCTAGTATTTCGTTCTTTGTATTGAGTGAGTGATATGCAATCAATCTGCAGCATGTCTCCCTTTTGGTGTTTGCAACTCGCAATGCTTCCAAGAATGGATCAGCTTGAAGTAACTCTTTGTCTAGCTCCAAGCTATCTACTAACTGCGACGTTAGGTACATCATGCCCAGTGTAGTAGGGTAGATGTTAACGTGAGCGTGCTCAGTATCAAAGCCTATCGGCATATCTGTGAGCGTATTCGATATAATGATTCCTAACTCTTCCATATCACTCGAATTTAAATTGTTGGCACCCAAGGCAGGACTCGAACCTGCGACTTTCAACCAGCTTTTGAAGACCCTGGATTTTTTTGCATGCGACGGACTATTTGGTCTCGCTCTCCCAACTGAGCTACTTGGGTAGGTTGCCGGCTGATAACCCTCAGTCGGCGGAAGGGATATTAGGATATGCCTATGTCTCTTCGTAAGTTTCCGTGATTTCAGCAGGAGCGGTATTGCCATCCTGCGGCTTTTTGAAAGTCAAGGCATACTTTTCACCTGTTCCCTTTTTGGCAGTAATGACACGCCAACGGTAAGCACAATATACGTCCTCACCCTTCGAGTTGACAGTCTTAGCCACTGCGTCACCCTCTGGAATGAGAGCTGAGTGAGTGTACGTGATAAGAGCACCGCTCTCAGTTGTATAGGCCTCTTCTGCACCGATTGTGGTATTACCCATGTAAACGCCAGGAAGCTCGGCGTCTTCCGGTTGGATAGCCAAACGGAAGTTACCCTCTACGATACCGTCGATGGTCTTGAATGGCTGCGACTGGTTCTTCTTGATGAAGAGCTGATATGCAGCCTCGTAGGTAGACTTCTTTGTCTTGCGGTCAACAATTCCGCCACCTTCCTCAACCTGGGTCATAGTATCGCCTTTCGTTGGAGTAACAGTAGTAGTGCCATCCTTTGGAGTTGGGAGCTTAGTCCACTCATTCTTTTTGCTACCTACCTCTTGAACGTAGATAGTGCATTTGCCCCATGATGTTACTGACATAATTTAATCGTTTATGAGTTTATATTCAACTTGATTATTTATTACATGTTCTCCCGTGCTTGTTGCATATACCCTCTGCTCAATAGCGTGGGCTGCATACTCGCTCGTTCTGAACGTTTCCAAGAGATTCCAAGCCAGTTTGCAGATTTCGTCAACTCTGATAGTGTTCTCCTCGAACTGCCCATCTACGTCCTGGTCTTGTATATATATATTTACATTTATAATCGCCGTTTGAAGCTGCGTTCCCTCATTAGCCAAGATGGAGATAACGACATCTTCCTTATGAGAATTATGCGGTCTCATCGTCTTTGACAGCTTGCCATTGACGTTGTTCATAAAACCGCTTTCATTGATGTACCGGTAAACATCTGTCTTAATTGCTCCGTCTGATTTCATATCTTCCACTTGTTTATTTCATTAACTGCTGAGTCTATTGCTGTCTTCACACGCTGCTCTACAATGGATGTGGCCCATATCTTCGTTGATGCGAGGACATCCTTGCTTTCCAAGGCTTCCACCTCTCCTGCGTATTCCATTCCGGCAACGACAACCAAAGCATAAACCCTGGAATATTCCTTAGCAAGGTCATTGATCATCTTCTTGCCCTTTACAGAGCCGTCAGTGCCACTGAGAACCTGCGAAAAGGCTGATTCCATATATTTACTTCCCTGCTCGTACACGGCGAAGCCTATGGAGCTTCTTAGGTTGCCCGTATGGTCTATCCAGCTTTCCTTGGCAGACCTGTTACGGATTCTAACCACAGATTCGTCTCCTAGCTTGCTCAATGCCTTAAGCACATTCTCTTGTATCTTCCTTGCGGCTCTTTGTAGGAAGGCATCGAGAGCGGAAGCGCTGGTTGTCATTCTTATGCCCATATCTTACACTGTAGTTGATAACGATGAAATCCCTTGACCTTGATAATTACCTCCTCTGCCCCTAAAATTTCTAGCTTGATAAAATCCCCATAAGAGAACTTTTCAATTCCTACGGGCAAGTTATGCACTTCGTAGGAGTAGTAATCAATAGAACCGTCAGATGTAACTAACTTGTTGGCCTCGCCAGCAGGAACTACATCACAAGTGCAGCAGAACTTCCACTCGGTCTTGCCCTGGTGATAATTTCCATCATCATCTGTATAGCCAGCTACCTTCTGCTGCCGGTATAGCTTTGAGGCATGAAAACTCAATAGACTCATCAGCAATTAATGTAAACTGTCGGCTTTGGAGTAAGTGAAACCTCCTCCTCGCCGATAGAGTTATATAAACGATTGACTTGAACTAATATAGCCTTTCGCTGGTCTTCCGAGAGGGAACCTATTGATTTGTCCGCTTCGGAGAAGCTAACGGCTTGTATGAGAGAAAGCAGACAGTCGGCAAGCGTTCCTTTGTAGGCGTCACTTCTGGCAACGTCACCAGTGAACTCTGATTCGATATCGAGGTCACGCTTTATGCAAGCGTTTTCCACGAAACCATAGGGGATAGGGATGTGTACCTCATCCACCAAAGCTTGTCCGACCGTCTTCATGATTACTCCTCAGCTTTAGCTGCGTTATCCTTGAACTCCTTCTTCTTTGTAGGAGGCAGCTCATTGTAGGCATCAATGACCTCCTTGTAGCTGGCGTCACTAGGAAGTGTAGCACCAAGAGCGTTGAGAGTTGTGATAGCCTCCGGCTTCTTGTAGGTCACATCAGAGATTGTTACCTTAGCGTCCTCTGTATCTGCTTTCTCCTTTTCGGTATCAACCGAAACGTCTGGGTCAGCCAGCTTAGTAT